TGCCGATACGTCTAATAGTCCGACATCTTCAAGAGTCATCTCAGTATCATCATACATAATCTTGTGAAACATCTTTAAAGGATTAACAACGTGGGTGATCGATCTATCTTCAGTGTCAAATATACTGAAGCCGCGTTTCTGATCATAATCTGACCAGTTCATCTCGTAAGGCGCACCAAGATATGTGATGTTATCTATAGTAGATGGATGATGAAAGTGTCCAGAATATACAGAATCGAACTTATTAAACACTACTCTATCTAATCCATGATCGCACAACTGTCCCTTCATCATCTCGAAGCCCTGAAACTCAAAATGACCAAACACAATCTGCGCGTCAGTCTCTTTATATACTTCGAAAGATTTTTCCCAATTATCACTGCATAACCAAGGAGACAGTAGAACTTTACAGCCATCCATATCCAGCTCTACAGGCTTCTCCCAATAGATATGGATGTTACTGTATGAGGAATTGCCGTATAACTGTTTTAAGCAATTGACTTCATTCGTGTTCTTGTAAAACGTATCATGATTGCCTGCGACTAGATAGATGTCTATACCCTCTTCGGCGCAGACACGCATAAAGTTATCTTCAAGATTTTTAGCAGTAACGAAATTGATATACTTCCGCCTGTCACAAACATCACCTAAATGGAAGATGGTCTTTATACCTTCTTCTCTAAGTTTTGGAAAGAAAATCTCTCTATAGAACTTAATAAAGTGGTCAGCAAAAGCGACATTATCTCCTCTGGCTCCCCAATGCGTATCGTTTATCACTGCAACCTTCATAGATTACTTGTCCTCGCTTTCTATAAACTTTTCTAAACCAACTTTAGCCTTGATGAGATTCTTCTTCTTATCTTCTAGTTTTTTCTCGTATGCGGCAGCGAAGTTGGTCATATACTCATTGTCAAGATCGATATATGCTGGATCACCAGTTGCATCGTCACCTCCTTCTGTAGCAGTACCTTGAATGACAGAGTTTGCTGTGACCTTGTGCTTGATATAAAGCTGCTTCTTCTCCTTTTCAATACGTCTTAAAAAAGCGTACCATATGATCTGTGTAAAATACGCGAATGGATTATGAGACTTCTCTGGATCAAAATTACCAAGTGCTTGAACAGCGTTCTCTAGGCCATCGCTTATCATCTCGTCTTTATATGAGTATCCAGAGAAATTGGGCTTTGATGCGAGTCTAGTCGATATCTGATAAATACAGTGTCCTATGTAGTTAGGTATCTGGGGTGTACTATCTCCGGCATCCTCTGCCTCATTACAAAGTTTTTTGTAGTCCACTATGGCTTGCAAGAATTCTGGATTGTTCACGTAATTTCGTTTGGCCATTAAGTTCACTCCTTGATTTGGATACCATTATATACTAAAACGTGCTAAATGTCAAGCACAGTACGAATTATATTTTAACTTATTTGTAGAAATGTCTTGACAATGTAAGCAAGATGGTGTATAATAGATCTATCGCTTCAGAACAACATTAATGTTTTGTACTAATCTTTGACTCAAGGTAGTCTATCATGGCATCTGAGTCATACTTGTCTCTCGATGTCTCTCTAGTTTCTTTCGCGTCAGATTGTTCTCGTATGTCTTTTAGCTTAGATTCAAACGATATGTAATACTCAACTGCTTTGTCGTTTGCTTCTAGTGAGAACAGTATGTCTGTATTGCTGAGATACACACTGTTTTCTTTAGATAGTAACATCCAACTTTGTGCAAAAAATCCTTCTACTGGGTCAAGAGTTATCTTGATAGGATTCTTTATGGTGATGCCATTGGGATTGTTGGAAACGAGATTGGCAAGTAAGTCGTCTCCCGAATGCATTTTGATATGAAGTAACATAAGCTATCCTCCAATATTGACATTATATATCTTGTATTCAAAACCCTCATCATTATATATACTAACTCTCTCCATGAAATGCTTAGTGGCAAAGTTCTTTGTTTGCTTCCATTGTAAGTCATCAACAATATCGTAAAGCGTAGCCTTACTGTCCGAAGAACTTTTTCGCAGCACTCTACCTATAGATTGTAGATTTCGTATCTTAGATTTAGACGGACTAGCAAAGATAATGTTATCTAGTCTCTTGATGTTTATTCCAGTACTGAAAGTTCCGTAACTGGCACATATAATATTATCATCACTGGTCTCGACAAATCTTCTAACGTCTTCGCGCTCTTCAGCACCAATACCACCGTGGATAAAGTGTACATTCTTACCCTCTTTTTTAAGTAGAGGATATAAGACTTTGCCATGCTTCTCGACAAATTGAAACAGTATAAGCGTGTTGCCACTAAGACTGTGTGCTAAATTTCTAATATACTTATTGCGTGAATCGTTGGTGACAATAAAATCAATCTCTTCTTGATAAGTCTTACCTTTAGTTTGCTTGCGAATAGCATCAGGATATTGTAAGACAATTGCGACAATTCCAAAATCCGCTAAAGTCTTATCAGCGATCAACTTCTTGGTCTGCGTGACTTCGAATACTGATCCGAACAGACCTTCAAGAACTAATTTATTTGTCTCCGTTCCGTCAAGCGTACCAGTAAAGCCGTAACGATATTTACAGTCTGGCAATTTTTCTAATATTGACGTGAGTGATTTGGCTTTAAAGAGATGCGCTTCGTCTCCAATAATAACATTGAATTTTGCAAACCAATCCTTTCTCAACTTATATACTGATTGCCATGTACTGATCGTGATATCTGCATCCACATCTTTATCTACACCGCCTCTAATTTTGTGTATGCTCAAATCTTGTCCATTATTGTATTCGATAAAGTCTGAAGACATCTGTTCAACCAAAGACGTAGTAGGCACAATAATTAACACCTTACGCCCATTAGCTTCAATGTGGAAGCGGGTAAGTAGATATATTATAAGAGACTTACCAGAGGCTGTAGGAGATAATAGCATAGCTCTATCGTACTTCAGTGCATGTACTACAGCAGTGTTTTGATAGTCTCTAGGAGTAAATGTTGCACTAAACTCTTTCGCTAGATCATATCCAGCAGATTCTGGTATTTGATTATTGGCTAGTAGTCCAGTTTCAAGAGTTACTTTATAGTCTCTGACATCGCAAAATTTGATTATGTATGGAACAAGTCCTCGATAAATCATGCCAGTCATTGCATTGAGCAGACGCACCTTACCGTCCCAGACCTTGTTGCGTACTGCTGGCATGAATTTAGCGCCAGGTACTTCAAATGTGAAGTAGTCTGACAACTCCATCTTCACGCCCGGGTCTGCATTGACTCGAACCCAAACTTCATTGACCTTCTCTATACTCACTTCATCCATTAAGTGCCGACCCTAAACTTTTCCCAATCTATAATGGCGCGTATCGCAAAGCCCCTATTATTGATTTGTTTGATTATGGCTTCTAGATATTCGACTTTTTGCGCTTGCTCACCCAGCTTCAAAGATGCTGAGATCATATCATCGTCTGCCTCTAGATATGATGGAATGTCTTGACGTAAAATCTTTAAAGGTTGAGGCTTCCAACCAAACTGCTTTAGCTCAGTATCGTCTAGCTCTCCACGATAATATTCAGTCTTCAATTTGAAAAGCTTTTTGTATTCGGCTTTCATCTTACGATGGAGATAACCTTCACCCATGTAGATTTTGAAGTACTTGTTATGTAGCTTTGGTGTTTCTGATGCTTCTCTAGATATGTTTATGGTATCAACTGGACCATCTTTTTCCCACAGGTCAATAATATCCTCTAACTTCATTCATTTTCTCCATAATTAAAATATGTGTAGCCTTTAGACTACTCAACTTCAAAGCGACTCTATAGTATAATTAGCATACCTGAAAGTCACATCAAATGTTGGGGGATTAATATCACTATCAGTAGTATTTAGTGATATGCTTCCAATGGAAACTGGAAACATGTCTTCAATACTTAATTTTATACTAGGATTTTTATTGCTGTTTAGTACAATGAGACTCGCACTAGATGTAATACCCTTTCCTGCATTAAGACCACTTCTCGTATTTTTTTCTAGAGCTGCATATCCTGTAAAGTCTTGTGGTCTGGTAATCCCTTCTAGCCAAGACATACACTCTTTAAAGGATAGCATTTGCTCATCTGCTATAATACTCAATGTTAGATCATCATACGTAAGAAGATCACCCGGCATTAAAATTGCTTTGAATGGGGTCTGTATTTCAGTACTTCCTGAGCTGATGCCTGGAATATTTACTTGCTGCACGTAGAATTCTACATTAGGCAATCTGTTAATAACGAACTTAAACTCTACTGATGATAAGAAATTATTTGTAGCCATATAGTATCCTCCATAGCATTATTTATACGCAAAAAAAAGGAGCCCCGAAGAGCCCCTTTGAAGATTAGCTGGGTTAAACCCAGTCTTCTTTTTATAGCAAGTTAGTAACTAATGTTCTACGGTAGTAAACGTTCTCATTAGCAACAATTGCTCCAGCGTTGGATGTAGTAGTATTTGCGAATGGGTTTGAAACCATTCCGTAACGAGTCTTGAAACCAATCTTAGACTGGAACGAGTTTTCACCAACTGCACGAACCATCTGAAGAGGTACGTATGGGCAGTAGAAAAGACCAGCATCAAAAGTACTAGAACCTTTGTAACCGACAACCATGTAGTTAGCTCCGGCATATGGATCAACATAAACCTTGAAGCGACCGTTCAGAACACCGGCAAAGGTATTGCCCGTATCATCAGGGTTGAGGCTGTTACTAGCGAGAGCAGGAGTGTAATCAAGAACGCCAGCCATCTGAAGTGCAGAAGCAACGTCAGAAGAACATAGGATCAAGTTACCTTTACCGCGGCGAGTAGCTTTAGCGATTGCGTTAGCTTCTTTCTCGATTTGGAACATAAGACCTTTAAACTTCTCTACACTCCAACGACCGTTTGCATCAACGTCTAGGTTGAAAGTTCCGCCAGTAGCAGTACCAGTCTGTGAACCGGCAACAGCAGTAGCATAAACTGTACGAATTACTTCACGGTTGATTTCAGCTAGAAGTTCAGCAGAAAGCATGTTAGCAAGTTCAGTTTCAGCGTCTAGACCGTGAACAGCTTTCAAGTCTTGAGCTAGTTCTGATGAGTACTCAGCTTTCAAAGCACGAGACTTAGCAGTTACAGATACCTTATCGATAGAGAAAGCCATCT